GATTTCAAGACGTTCCAGTTCTCCGGCGTGAAGGATGTCATTGACGCCACCTGCAATATGCTGTCGGCGCTGACGAACATCCCGCAGACGATTCTGTTTGGCCGGTCCCCGGCCGGCATGAACGCCACCGGCGACAGCGACTTCGAGAGCTACTACAACTTCGTGGAGAAGATTCAGCGGCTGATGCTGAAACGCAACCTCCGCACCCTGCTGGATGTCGTGTTCCGGGCGGGCATCGCTTCAGGTGATGTGGCTGAGGAACCCGACTATAAGCTAGAGTTCAAGCCGCTATGGAGCCTGAGCGATACCGAGCAGGCGGCGGTTGACCAGACCAAGGCCCAGACGGAGCAGATCAAGGCGCAGACCGCACAGCTCTATGTCGATATGCAGGCCATTGACCCCTCCGAGGTCCGCAGCCGCCTTGCATCTGATGAGGAGTTCGATGTCGAGGACATCATCTCCGAGGATGACGAGGATGATCTGCTGCATTCCTTGCTGGGCACCGAGCCGGACGCCATGAGCGACGTGGAAGCTGCCCAGAGGAATCTGGAGCAGGCACAGGCACCGGGCGGCGCAGAGCAGAGCATTCAGGCAGCGCCACCCCATGCGGCCAATGCTGATGCAGCCGACACCGATTATGGCGTCGGCGTTCTCGTCGTTCAGGATGGCCGGTTCCTCTGCGGCACACGCCAGAAGGAAGGCTCCATCGGCGGGCCGGGCGGGCACATCGAAGCAGGGGAGTCCCCTGAAGATGCAGCCATCCGGGAAACGCAGGAAGAGTTCGGCATCACACCGAAGGGCCTCATCCCGGTTGCTTTCCTGAGCGACCTGAAAGACCCGTACTGCCCGTCCCACGTTTTCCTCTGCACAGACTTTGACGGCAGCATCAAGTGCGACGATGGCGAGATGACCTCTCCGGGGTTCATCACCGCCGAAAAGGTGGCCGAGCTGTCCACTCAGAATCCGGAACGTCTGTTCCCGCCGTTTGCCCAGAGCATCACCGCGCTGCTCGACGTTTTATCGTCAAATCCCGGTTTGACATCAGATGCACAAAATGCTAAGATGAAAGATAGGATGGACTTCAACGAAGCCGACCACCCACGGGATGAAAACGGGCAGTTCGCAGAGGGCGAGGGTAGCAGCTCTGGCTCCACCGAAAGCAGGCCTGCGGTATCTCCCGAAGGCGAAAATGCCCCCTGCACTGGGTTTGCTTCTTCTGCAAGACTTGAAGATCATGCCACCCGCCACGGGCTGGCTGAGATGGGCTTTGCGACGAAAGAGGAATACCAGCAGAAAGGCATCGACTTTCTGAAGCAGCCTTGTGGCGGTGACGTTATTGGTTATGCTCGGCCTGATGGCGTAGTTGTTCGGTTCAACACCAAAACGACAGAGTACGCAACCGGTGTTCCCGGTGGGCCGCTTAAAACCTACATGAAAGCCAAGTGCAACCGAAAGACTGGCGAGGCACGGCCCGAAGTCGCCATGAAGTATTACGAGTTCAATAGGGAAAAGGACCTGAAGGAGGAAGACGATGAGCAAGGCAGTTAAATGCCCGGTATGCGGGCAGACCGAACTTGTCGATGACGGCGATGTCTGCGATGTCTGCAAGTGGTTCCATGACCGCTATCAGGAGGAGTTTCCTGATGAGGAGGACTGCGAGAACCACATGAGCCTGAACCAAGCCCGCGAGGCATGGAAGAACGGGCAGAAGGTGGAGTGATTGCAATGTACAACTTCATTGCAATCTACCGCATCCTGAGTTATCTGGAGCAGGCGCTGGACTATGACGAACCTGATATGTCGCAGATTTCATCAAGCGCTTTGGGGCTGTCGGCCAACAGATGGCTTGCGCTCCTGCGGTTGCTGGAGGATGCCGGATATATCGAGGTCTTCGGCCATAGAACGAGGATAACCCTTCGTGGACTGGAGTATCTAAAACAGAATAGCCTGATGCAGCGAGCCGTAAGCCTCATGTGAGGTTTGCGGCTTTTCTGCTGTGTA